TATGACTGCTCATCTATAATAGCCTCCTTGCCTCTTATATAATTGTAATTTATAACGATCCTTAGACTAAAAAATAGCCTTCAAGTACATTTGAAGGCTATTACATAAGATCGAATTAAACGAAAAATTACTAATATTGAGCTTCGGAATAAGCGCGTCTATAATCTCCGGTACGCTTATATACATCTAATCCTTGCCTAAGATTATCTACAGAGTACGCGTAGAAAACAACTTCATCTGAAGCAGTAGGGTCATTGTACTCCTTATCAAAGGAGGGTCTATACATATGTAGGGTGACTTTATCGGAATAGTCATATTGAGGAGGATCTACTCTGAAATAAGTAGCTAAAGATTGAGCCCAATAAGGAAGTCGCTTAAAACTTCTAGCAGATAAAGGATCTAACCTCAAAGTATAACTTGGACGCTTATCTCCTAAATAAGACTGGCTTTCAAGTATATCTTCAGCTTGATCTACTATACGATGTACAAACATATAAAGTTTCGGGTATAACTGATCATCGAAATACCACGCTATTTCATCTGCCTTCATAGTAGGCTTGAATGTTATATTGATGCTAGTCTTATACGCCTGACTAACTTTATAAGCAGGGATTTCCAATTTTACCTCTATAGGCATTTTAAAATTATATGATTTATAAGTAATACGAGTATACTTAATGCTAAAGGATATGTCAGTGCCATAAGTATTAGTAAGTTTGCGTAATTTTCTATTCTTATCAATTATGCCATCAAAAACGTCACCTAAATACTTAGACCATTCATCCGCACTTCTAGAAGTAATAAAATCAGATATAGTTTCGTCTAAGTCTGAGGATATCTCATTGGAAGTAATCCCACCTTCTATTGTCCAATACCCATTTACGATATGATTACGACTATCCCAGCTATCAAATACTTTACCGTCTATTAAACAAACGAGATGAGATTGATAAAAATTCTTACCGCCGTTTTTACTGCACCATATAATATAAGTACCGGAAGGATTCTCATCAGCAAAGTCACTAACTGATATCTTTTCAGAAGAGATATCTTTCATCTCTCCGCCACCTAATTCGCGTATAACTTTAACAACATTTTTATGGCTATTAAAATCCCATTCACCCTCGCGTCTAAACTCTTGATTATGGGCTTGGGCAGACTTATTAAGAAGTTGCTTAGCCTTGCGGTAATCTATATTAAACGTTAAAGAAATGGTTCTAGCAGTACAATCGCCAGTATCCGTACCTCGAGGATTAGCATTGTATTTAATTAGATCCGAAGTAAGCAGCTTCTTCATTCTACAGATTGAATCTCCTCTATAGACTTAATAGGTTCATTTTCATTAAATGAAATATCAAAAACAATTGCATTATTGCTTCTAGCAAGTCTACTGAAAGTAAGATAGGTATATCCTGAACCGTTGAGGAATTCTATAATATTAATCATTATGTCACCGATATTAACTTCATCCTTATAATAGATCCACAGCTCATCATCATCTACAACTGAAATTCTCTGTACTCCGCAAGTATCTTGCCTAGAATTAAGAGAAGATTTAATAATATCGGATTCATCTAATATATTGTCTACAGTAATAGCTGCAGTTATATTAGTTTTAGAATCTAATTGTATAGACTCCTCTACATCAGTGTTAGAAGGTGCAGATGGAGCTTCTGCCGGCTCAGAAGTCGGAGCCTCTGGAGAATCCGGGATATCATTAAAATTAGAATCATCTATATCACTAAAATTAGAATCTCCGGAAGGAGCTGAACTGGGACCAGAAGCAAATCTAGAAAATACATTGGAATCATCAGACTCCATGTCAAAATTTTCATCTTCTTCAACATTTACATCTGAGATCTCTTCAGCATTCTCAGTAGGAGAAGTTAGACTATCTTGATATTCTTTAGCTTCTTCAAGTTTAACTTGAGAACTATCGTCTAAATACTCTTCTAACTGCTGAACTAATTCTAGATTTAGAGGATCATTAATTGCAGCATGAATCCTATCTTTTCTGGAACTAGTTACATATAATTTTGAAGAATAAATCCTTTGTAATCTCATACCGTAACTTCCTCCATCAAATATCGCTTAATTATAATTTTTATCTATTATACGTCTAACTACTACGCTTTTATCATTCTTCAACATGTCTATAATATCGGGACTAAGATTAAGTCGTTTAGCTATTATTTCTCGTACTTTGGGCTGTTTAGCATTTAAGACAACATATCTTATCATGTATTTCTCCCTTTAGTTACTAGAATCTGAACTACTAGAATCAGGATTATCTTCATCTCTGTCCATATAAATATATGGTTTTTCAGGGAAATTATCCTGAATAATGTAACTGAACCAACAAGTAGCAGTTAATCTAGAATCAGGCTTAGATAATATCATTCTATATACATGTTGCCCTGGAGTAAGATCTAAAATAGAGCTATTAATATCGATCCAGGGTCTATTCTCGTCTCTGGTAACAAAATCATCGAAATCTAATTCTTTATCAGAATTTAAATCATATATACTAGCTAGTTGGTAATCCCTGGGGACTATAAGAGGAAATTTAATGCAAATAATATCATTAATATCCTTCGCATTATAAACTGCGGTATGCGATGGAAGTTTAGAGATCAAGCTGGCTTGAATTACTGTTGTAAAGATATTATCTTGTATACTCATAATTTATCCCTTTTATGAATTTATTCTCATACAACTCATCATATACCATCAATATTAACGTCTAGTATCTCACCTAGATCATTAAAGACGAAATATTGATCTGGGTCGATAATAAGATATCCTTCCCAATCATATTCGGTATTAAGAATAATCTTATATTCTTGGTCTCCAGAAGGTCTAAGAACCTTTATAGTCATAAAATCGGTTTCTGTGAACCCATTATAATCGTCACCGAATACGCCTATAAGCACCTCATCTAATATATCTGAATTAATATGATCTGTAGTCTTAGAAGACTTAATATACTTTTTCATAGTAATTCTCCCCTAATTATTTAACTTCTACATTGAATATATCGTAATAATCATCATAAAAAATATTAATCACCCTGTACCCATTCAAATTAGGGCAATTACGTGCTTTACCGCTATAAATCTCATCATTGGGCGGATAATCATCCCTATATACTAGAATATCGACATCTGGGCGAAAACAGCCATGTATGAATGAGCTTACATATTGTCCAGGTATATTACAATCATTTCGTTTCATAATAAATATCCTTTAAATAGTATATTCTATTTATGCTTTAATTACATAAGGGACCAGGCCTTCATCTCCATCCTCACTTATAAGATATCCATACAAATCTAAGGGATAACCATCTACAAGCAATGTTATACTACCGTGCCCGTCCTCGCCATCGAAAATAAATCGTGTACCTTTATTAAGAGTTACGCCAACCCACTCATCGTGTATATGCTTATTATGAGATTCTACAAAAGGTGCCATATCGGATATTCTAGTATATAGGGGTTCATAAAACTCGTAATTTGGGTCCGTAAACTCTTCATAATCAGGTATTTCAAATAAATCAATTTCAACATCTATGGGTAAAATATATGTCTTACCTTTTTCTAAATGTTTCTCTTTAAATACACAGTTATCAAAATAATCGTATAAAAATTGTATCTGGGGATATACATCTAGCTGTTCAACGCCCTCACTATTGGCGCACATATACAATTTAGTATATAACTGTAAAAAGTCTTCATTAAGTAAATCCATAATTAGTATCCTTTCTATTTAGCTTCTATAAAAATATATACTAATAACTACCATTCGGTAATTTATATTAAAAAAGGTTATATAAAAATTCCTGATAATTATAACGATTATCAGGGATTAAAATATAAGAAATATATAATTTTAATTAATACTATATAAAAGTACCATAGATTTTATATTTTTCTTACTGTAAACAGCCTTAAGTATGGAATCTTCTAGCTGAACTCGGTATTTCAATCCCGAGTTTTTAGTTTGTATATATAACGATTTTATATCATCAAAAGCATCAGAATAGTTCAATTCTTCCAACGACTGGACTATTCTAGTTCTTGCTTCCACAGATATATCAAACATTATATTCTTAGTAATGGGTTTATCTTTTTTAGAATATTGATGGTGAAATTCGTAAGCTCTCCTACCTAATTCTATAGAAGATAGACACATGTCAGGTAATCCGGTATCTCGATAGATTAGATTGCCCTCAAATGAAGAATAGTTAGCTACTACTTTATATAATCTAATCCCATATCTGTCACAATATTTTTCAATCAAAGAATAGAAAATATTTCTATTCCACTGATTATTAACTAATCTATTAAATCGACGACCCTTTCCCGTATCATTAGATGTGATTTCTAACTTCTCAATTGCAAATAGTTCACATTTATAATGTTTAGCTATCTCCACTAAAAATTTAACAGAATCTATATTTTCATATGTTCTCTTATTATTCAGATATATACGTTCCTTGGCATATGAAGAACTATGAAGGGCATTGTCGGCAGCATTAATCTGTCTATTAGATATAACACCAGCATCTACCACCGTCTGCTGAGTAGAAGATACCCAATCTACTACGGACCATCCAATATAGTTAGGATTTAGATCTATAGCAAACACCCTATCAACTTTATATGATTGGGTAACTTCAGTGAGTTCATTGAATGTAATATAGATATGATTTAAATCTAACTTATATGTAATAGGTATACTACAACTGTTCTGCAATAATATTAACTTCTGTATATCGCGTCTATAGTTCTTCCTAAGTTTAGGCAATTGTAATGTAATATGAGTGTGTCTATCCGGCTTAAACAATATCACACTCTCAGATTTAATTTCAAATTTACGATTACCTAATTTACAAGCTTCTCCAATGGATAATAGTGGTTGTAATTTATTCGAATGATATTCTTGCTTCGATATTTTACCTTTACATCTTTGAATATAATTATATCTTCCACCAAATATTACTTTTGTTCGCCCCTTGAGTTGTTTTGCTTCGTATTGAGCGGAGTTTAAGAAATGAGAATCTATAAATACATTATTCATAGATTTTTGCATTTCTGTTAGCTGTTTAGTAGATAGCTTAAAATTATTATCATATAGTCGATTATATGTAAATCTAAGTACATTATTATAATTAGTAACATACTTACTAATTACATCAAGTGACTCTGATCTATATGGTAACTTAATTGTTCGTATTGACACTACTATCTTCCTCAAGTTCTTTTCTGATCTTGTTGAGCTTTCGCCTATGTGAATATGACTTCATAGTAAAATAATGAATAATTGAGATTAAATCTTCCGTAAGTTCTTGTTCATATGTTCTGTTATCTAAGGTATCATTTAGAACTACAATTTGTGTGCCATAATATTTAAAAATCAGTTGAAGTGTATCAAAATTGAATCTGGTCAATCGATCCTTATTCTCAATTACCAATAACCCTATTTCTCCTTTAATCACTCTTTCAATAAGTTTTTGAAATCCCTTTCGATCAGCATCCATACCAGACTTTATATCTTCTATCTGTTCATCTAATTCAATACCTTTACTTATGCATGAATTATATATTCGTAAAGTCTGTTCTTTAAGTTGATCTTTTTGAGCTTGTGTAGATACCCTAGAATAAGAAATATTGACTTTCTGCTTACGATTAAATTTCTGACCCAAGAATTCATATACAGATTCTTCATCATAATTATATTGACCATTCCTTAATTTATCTGCTTTAATAATCCCAGATTTGACATACTTACATAATGTCACCCTAGAAATACCTAATCTGTCTAATACTTCGTTAGCTTTCATTTTAATACCTTCTAATCGTTATAACTTTATATAAGGTTATAATAATGAAGGGAATATTAAAATTTACTATATTAATTATATAGTATATAATATAATTTAATGGGTGTCATTTAATATAATCCGGATTCTTAATTACTTCTTCTTAAATCTATCACTGATTATCTTAGATGCGCAGTTTTCCCAACTTATAAGATGATGTACTCTTTTATGACTAGAGCCCATTATACCAATTTTTACACAGCTCGGAGCTACTATTACACTAAAGAACGATTTAACATATGTACCATATTCTATATACATATCTGTCAAACCGCCAGCGGACGCCTGAGTACCGTCTTGGTAAACACTTATATCCCTAACGGTTAGGTATAATTCACCGCGAGTGCCGCCAGAAGTATAAATATTAACATCATCATTCATTCTGCCTATAAAATGGAATTCGCGCTCAGTATCGCAGAAAAAGCAGTTCATGACTTTGCGCTTAGTCTTAGCCTTCCAAACATTAGAATTAGACCCACCAATAAAATCTCCGGCTTGAGCGAAGGCCAGACATTTAGCAGGGATACTATTAAAATATTTAAGATATGCATTTATAACATCATCCAGTTTAGTTACATAGAGAGTTTTTAACTGACTCCCCTTTTCATATCTATACGTGAAATAAGAATAATCATCATCTAATTCTAGAAAATATCTATAACCTAAATTTCTGGCAGTTTCAAAACAGACTTCTCGTGCATATAAAACTGCGTTTCTAGGTCTAGGTATATCGCAAGTATCTACTTCGAGTGACTTCTTATACTTATCGAACATAATAACGTGATCTTTGCCAAAATTCTGATAATACTTTTCAGCTTGATCATCCTCATTATCTATAATAATATACCAAGCCCCTGTGTAGCCTTCTTCCTGTAAAGTATATACGGTTTTACAGTTATCAGCTCTACCGTGAGATAATATAAAGACACAAAAATTATCTGGTACCATAGTTCATCCTTTCGCTAAATTTAATAATTCGTCTATAGTATTAAACGATAAATCTCTATAATGATCTAGTACTAATAGTCTGGCTTTGATATTAGTTTCATTAAACATATCTAGAAAATCCAGTTCATTATTATGAATATGTTTATATGTATTAGTATTATCATCACATATGGATTCTTTATACAAAGTCAAATAGTACTTTAAAAGTGAAGCATTGCCATAGAAAATACTAATATCATGATACCCAGGTTCTATAGGATCTCCATACTTAGAGAAGTTGACTTTAATATGGTTATCAATAGAAACTAGTTGAACATAAGGATTAACATCATATACACAGGGAATTAATATTTCATCACTATAAATTTCAGAGGTTCTTAAAGTATAGAAAATATTATCATGAGAAATATTGTCTCCCCACTGAATAAAACACATATCTTCTTCTTTAAGAGGTAAAGCCTCTAAAGCTTTAAGTACGGCATCCCCGCTACCCTTTCCGGAATCTATAATTATCTTATTATAGTCATCCGGAAAATAGTAATGATTATGCCATGAGCATACTACAAATACTTTATCGCATTCAGTACTCATATTATCAATATTAATATCAAGAATAGTTTTATCCCTAAATTTAGCTAAAGCTTTAGGTGTCTTATCTTTAAATCTACTTTGATTACCTGCAGCAATTATTAACCCATATACCATATATTTTACCCCAACAATAATTTTAATATAATATTTGTATCCTTAACGCTCGAAACATGAATAGAATGGGAGCATAACTTCGATATATCCTCATCATTCCCGCCATCTATCTCATCTCCTAAATATAACGTATGTAAATTTTTATAGTCTGGTAAAATTTCAGTGTATAACTTGCCTTTAGTGTTAGCGGATCCGATTATATCTACTGTAGTATATCCAGCTTTAACGGCTTTTATATTATACGTAGAAAATTTCTCATCTATCAGAGCTATAAGTAAAGTACGCTCTAATTCAGACAAAGGTTTTATCTTAATAAATGCTGGATGATCATTATCATTGATCTCGATATCTGTAACTCCCAGATTAGCTAAAAATTCTACAATATCCGGGATATACTTGGTATCTATCAATAGATCTTCTGCGTACTTTACTGGCTGATTATTATTAAATAATACGGAATTAGATTCTGCCCAGACATCTATACAAAAATCTTCTAGATCAGTACCGTAGATCCTGCTCAATTTAGCTTTAATGCTGTTATATGAATTACCAGATATTATCATCGCCAGATCTTTAAACTGGTTCAGTAGTTTAATATTCTCGATAGAAATATCTATCAACTCCGAAGATCTAGACCATAACGTATCGTCAAAATCCAAAATTATCTTATCATAGGAAGATAATGAGTCGAGATTATAAAATATCTTCAACAGTGCTTCTACATATTTGGCGCTATCGTGCTTACCGCTTGTGTTCCCCATTGAATATCTAGCAATATTATAATTCTCATTGACCTCTCGCAGTGAAGATCTGGCATCTAAGTTCTCTAAAATGACGAATTGAGATAGATCAATTCTTAGATTATTTAAGAATTCTATAAATTGATTACTACCTACTCCCCAGGAATCCCCATCTTCCTCATTATTTATAGCCCATATCTTAGTAGCAGTAGAAGCATTTATATACTTATAAAAATTCATATAGTCCAAAGTAGGATATATAGAACTCCAGAATGTGCCAGTAGATATGATTATAAGATTAGCGGACATTATAGCATCTATAGCTTTGGGATTAATTCCATAAATGGTAGGAACTTCAGAATTTATAAAATCTATAGCTGGGGTGTATATAATATCAGTAATTATATCATCGGGGTTATTATAAGATACTATAACACCTTCGTCATCTATAATCTTACCAGATTTAGTTCTAGCACTTATAAATATATTATCGAAAGAGTTAAGTATAACAAAATCATCAATGCCTAATAAGGAACAAAAATATGCATTTGTCTTTTCATAACCTAATTCCTGATACATCTGAGAATAGATTATATTAGCAATACTAAAGTCTTTATACTCGTAATCCTTAGCTTTGACATTATCAAAAAAGTGTCTAGCATACTTCTTTAAAGATGATAAACCCCAATTATCCAAATGTTCAGCAATAGCCTCGTACTCATATCTAGATGGAAGGTCATATCTATTGTCATAAAACTCTATAAGCCTCGCATCTGGAGTGGAATTACAAGCTTTATACATTCTTATATGGTTCTTACGAATATCTGATACGCCTAAAGTATTAGTAATAGATCTACAAATACCAGTAGATTTACCATTATCGTAAGCATTAATAATAACTTTTATATTCGCATCTGGATAATATTGCTTTAATCCAGTGACTAAAGAGTCATTACCTGACCCGCCAGATAAAATAGTTATATTCATGATCTATCCTCAAGATCTTCGTCTTCAATATTTTCCTGATTTTCTAATGCGGCTAATTTATCATCTAAGTCTGGATGTCTACCAGTAGACTCCATAAGATTCTTAATAAAGCCGCTAAGTTCTACATAACCATTAGCAATTGCATCTTTGAAGTCTATAATTACTAAAGCTGACTTCTCCATGAGTTCCTGCATTTCTTTACTAGCATGACAATAATAATCTGCTACTCTTGAATAGTTGAATACGTAATGTCTGGTAGCTGCTTTTCTTAAAAACTTCTTCTCGTCTTCTGATACATTAGATGCATCAATTTCATCAATTAGCTTAAGAACCTTTTTCCCATCACACAAACTTAAAATATCTGGCTTTTCACCTGAAGGCTGATACTGTGGTATATCAACTTTAGTGGTGTAAGTCAAGTCTTTGTCTTCTGGTAAATCGAATAACTTCATAAAATTCTCCTTTTACTTTATTTTGTATTTATCACTTAATAGCTTTTGATATGTATTATTAACGCTTTTGCTAGTCCCCGCATGCATACTGCCATCGGGATTTAACTTCAATTTCATATATACGCTATCAGGCCTTAGTATTATAGAATAAAAATCCGCTTCATATTCATTTATAAGCTGAATTCCACCAGCATTACTGCCTCTTACTGGGGATTGAACAGATAACGCCGATATAGAATAATTTAATTTACTTTTAATCAAGTCCTGTAATACGGCATTGTAATCTTCATTAAAGGTACCTACAAAAGAAAAATCATCGGAAGTCTTAAATACTATAAACTGATATAGGCTCGGCCATAAACCCTGATTAAATAATGCTGCACCAACTCCGCCAATATACGCCATCTGACCCGAGAACGAAGCACTTCTGAGACTATCTGATACCGATAAAAACTTAACTATAGCAGATAGCAGTGCGTCTAGATCCATAATAGGTTTAGATTTTAAAGAACCGCCTTCAGCATATCTATACACTAGACCAGTTATATCGTCATCCGCCATTACAAAATACTTATAACCTAAGTCTTTAGCAAAATCTAAAATAGCGTTTCTAGCGTATACTGAAGCTTTTAACTGTAATCTGGAAGTAGTATTCATAGTATCAGTAAGTCTAGTGTATTTCATCTTATCGAATACTAAGATTTTAGCATTATACTGCTGACTTTTATAGTTTTCGACATCTTTATCTAAGTCATCTAATACTATATAGATATCACCAGTATAATGGGATCTATTCAATAGACTCAAAGTCAACTGTGTATAAGGTCTTCCGTGACTAAGTATAAACACCGGAGGCGGTTGGATCATGCTTATACGCTCCCCTTGTACTTCGCCTTAATAGTAAGTTGTCCATTTGTCGGTGATGTCAAACCATTTCTTACCGATCTTACAAGATCCCTTACTTCTTCATCTCCAGGGAATAACGCTACCCTGTACTTAGTCGCTAATACCGTGTCAACACCTTCGGCGATACGACCTATAAGATCTGCGAGATATGCTTCATCGTCTGACTTGAAATCTAAGATAAGTTCGTCAGGATAAAATGTGAAGTTATACTCGAACTTCTCGGGATCAGAACACTGCTTTATCACATCATCAATATACATGTGAACAAAGGGCTTCTGGTGGTTGTAGTACAATTCATTGAGCATATACGATTCTGACATAGGCACCTCCTGAGTGGTTACTTATAAATGGTTACAAATTATATAACGATCATTCACAATACTTATTTTCCATTACAAACTTAGTTATGATTGCATTCTGAGATATAGTTTTATTCTCCAGATCATTCAAGCAACTAATGCAAGAAGCCCTGAGATGAGAACTATTCGCTAACGATAATATATATCTTATTACAAATATCACGGGAGAGTCAGTATTATCATCGTAATGTTGTAATTTCCACGCCAGATTAGATATTGTAGAATCGAATTTTAATATCGAATCTAGACTGTTAAAATACGTAATCTGCTCAGCTGTAAAATTAAATATATTGTCTACGTCTTTAAAGCCTTTTATACATTTCCAAATAGGATTTTCGTGCAAATTCTCAAATAATTTAAGATTTTTAATCTTAGCGTACTCATCTAAATCCGCTTTACCTGGAGGACTTACCGTTACAGATGCACATCTGCTTAAAATAGTATCTGGAATCTCATATATATTATTACAGGTAACTACTATATAGATATAACTCGGACAATCTTCTATAAGTTTAAGTAATGGATAAGATACTTGAACTAGTCCCGCATCCAAATTTTCTATACAAAGAACCAGGGGATCTTTAGAACTTCTACAAATATCTATAATACTTTTGAGCTCACTCATTACTGGATTAGCTATATAAAAATTCTGAATCTTTAACATATTAGCATACTGTTTAGCTAAATATGTTTTACCTGAACCAGAGACTCCAGATAAAACTACACCGTGACAATTATGTTCGGATAATATTCTAAGATTATCTAAAGCTACGGACTGATTCTTAAATATCATTGCAGCGCCTCCAAACTCGGGATCCTCTTAAACTTAAATAACGACCCAAGATATATTAATATATCTTTTATATCGGCGTTATTTCCCCGTCTGAGTGATTGTAAAACATTATATGTATGATTAAACATATAATAAATATCTGGTCTAGTCCATTCATTTACATACGTCTTCAACGGAGAATCTGTATATTTATTATCCATTAACTTATCTAATTCTATCATTGTTTTGAGTATCTGATATAGAATCATAGTTAACTCACCATTATAGTTGTCTATCGCTAATGTATAATCCCTAAAATTACGACTAGCTATAGCAATCTGAATATCATTATTACTTCTATAATTATCCAAATCAAATAAAGAAATAATCTGCGACTCTGTTAATACAATTTCATCTTTTACGCAATTAAGGCATCTACAAATATTTTTAGCTTGATAATAATTGGTAGACCTGGTAGCCGCATATTTTATTACATTTTTATCTAGATCTGGAAAATCTGAACACAGATACTTTATCATATGATTAGAATCTATAACATCAATTATAGCCGTGTTATCTGGAAAATACTTATCTAACCTGCTGACATCTGCGTCATCTTCATATAAAAGAACTATAGTACCTACAATATTGAGTGAATTGAACCTCTGAACCAATTCTGGGTTAAGTTTAGAAAAGAATGTTTTATCATATCTTACAACATAAACCTGAGGCTGAAGTGGAATAATATGAAACCCGGTCATAAGATTCAGTACTGACATGAAATCTGGATACTGAATCTGAGGACCTACTTTAGAACATAAAATATCTATGTATTTATCTTTAATGCCATATTCACTACCGCCTAATATATATAAATTCTTAGGCGTGTCTCCTAGTATACTAAGACCTACATCTTGAATAGATAGCATTAAAACCACCTCTCTATAAATTTACCGAACTCCGTAATGGGCATTATAGCAATAGCTTTACCAGACCACAAATATTCAAAATAATATATTTTATCTAACGAATATTGAGCACTCGACGAACTTTTAGCAAATAAGTCTTTGGTAATACTATTATTAAAAGTAATAGTATTGTTCGTATTAGACGTACTAACAAATCCAGAAATTGATGATCTACAATCTGAAGGTATAATATTCAAATTACATAGTACCCAAGTATTATCTATAGTCTGAGTCCCATTATCTGTAATTAGAAGAGGATATCTATTTTTAGATCTAGATTCTATATTAATCTTATCCCAATGCTTCTTATTAAAGACAATCTTAGTTTGAGGCTTTACGTGAGTTTTGCATTCTACTAAAAATATAGAATTATCTACATCACCGGGAGTAAATGGTCGGGCGCCACTACCTGAAGTGACGCTCCCATTTAAGTATTTAGCTACTAGCTGCTCCTGCTTGTTAGAATATAATTTAGTGTTCATAGATACATTAACGATCACCCTTCATTTGATCCAGATTCTACCACTGTGAGGCTATTAACACTAATATCATTTATAATAAATTCACAAAGTTTATTATAATAATCTGGGTTGCTTTGCAGATAATCATATACTTTAGACATACCATTTACCTTCACCAAGCTACCGTCAACTTCCAAAGGTTCGCGAGTTTCTGGATCACAGATAGTAAACCACGCACCTGCCTTTGTAATAATATTATACTGTTTTATAGCCAAATTAGCAAATTCAAAATCTATACGAAGTCCAGACTGTGACATGAGATAATAAGTACCTAACTTCCTATCAAACGGTGCAGACTTCTGCTTAACGATTTTTACATTTACGATATAACCTGAAGGATTCTCTGTCTTCTGAGGTAGCTCATTCCCGAGGAAATCTACAGGGGAACCTAGTCTAAAACTAAGTCTCAAAGAACAATAGAACTTTATAGCTTCACCGCCCGGAGTACTATCTACATAGGGGGTATCCATATTAACCCTAAGCTGATTAATAAATATCATTGTACAATCATATCTACTAAGAAGCTGAGTAACTCGTCTGCAGAATTTAGTCATTAATCCAGCAAGAGAAGAAGCGAACGCCTGCTTCTTTTCATCTAAATCCTTTTCAAGTTCGGACTGAGTAACAAGAGAAGGAATAGAATCCAATACTATTAAGCCAACCTCGCCTGATTCTACAAATTCAATAACCTTCTGAAGAATCTTTTCGGCTGGAACATCCGGGGGTTGCATAATTTCTATAGCTGTATTAGTTACTCCCAAAGTATTGGCCCACTGTTTATCAAAAGAGTGCTCTAGATCTATATAAAGTATACGCTTGGGTCCCTTTTCCATCAAATCGGATAAATCGGTTTTAAACTCCTTTTTACCATTAGCTACCTTTTCTTGCAAAGACATTACAGCATCTTCATATTCTTTATTAAAGAGATCCAAAGCATTTTTACAGATATCTATAGCCGAACTGGATTTACCGCCTCCAGGAACACCATAAAACTCTGTAATCGCAGCACGAGGTATTCCTCCATACGTAGCCCAGTTAACTGTAGGGGAAGAAAATGGGATCTTTCTTCCACCTGCGCGATTAACACTATCCATCAATTCAGGACATGCCCATTCTTTTTCACATTCTTTAATAATTCTAGCAAACTCAGACATTTAGATCTCCTTTTATATATGTGTGTTTTAGCGTGTAATCAGGTAAATCATTAGGAGAATTGACCTCATTTATAGGAACTTGTTCGGTCTTTCTTCTAGCATCCCAGACCTTTTTAGCTCCCATAATAAGCTCCTTGGAAAGAGATATCTGGGATTCTACTCGATTTATTACTGCTGAATATACAATCCCCATAATCTTGTACTCAGTATCTAAATCGCTTTGATCATCAGCCATATTAGTCTTTTTACGATTTTTAATAGTCAATTTAATAATCTCATTATGAGACTTAAACTGAGCCAATGCTTCAGAAGCAGCGAATAGATCCAAAGGCAGTGAAGTAATGATCCACTCTAACTCCGAATCTGTTATAGGTGTAGTAGTAGACTTGAATCTATTATAAAGATCCTGCTCCCTGCTGAAATATTGACTAAAATATTTAGTATAAATATCCTCTATAAAAGCATCGGAAGTAGTGAAATCTTCCTGTAAAGCTTCTATAGCATTAGATATATCAGACATATTTATAAAAACACCTCCTCATTTCTTTGAAGATAATAAATAAGTTAAACAGGTTTCCAGCTGATACTGCGTTACTTTCATATCTTTTATCATAGAAAGTACAGTATTTGAAAGTTTAAGACAGACAAGTACATGCTGTTCAGTATAATTGGATAATTTATCAGAATAATGAGACGGGATCATAGTTCTATTTATATCCCTCAATAATACATACTTCACAATATTGCACAAGAAACTATGAAAACCTTCAAACCACTTTATAAAGTTTACTCCTGAATTATAAGTAGTATCTACAATCTCAGTAGTGCTAGCATTATCTTTTCTAGCCAGCGAGTTTAGAAGATTGAAATATGTATCATAATTCGGGAGCTCCAAAGCCTTCTCTAGCAGATTAGATGTAACATTAGTCCCGTATGCTAATGTCTTATCCAACATAGTCAGGGCATCTCTAAGTCCGCCATTAGCTAATCTGCTTAAATACTTTAAGGCATCATCTTCATACGAGATCTCACGACCTTCTTTAATCTCAGAATCTAATACATACTTAAGTCGCTTATAAATATTCTCGGCACTTATTTTAGATAAATTAAATGTCTGTACTCTCGAAATTATAGTATTAGGAATCTTTTCTGGATTAGTAGTACAGAATATGAATACTGACATTGCCGCTTGCTCCTCAATGATTTTCAAAGCGGCTTGCCAGGAATTTGAAGATAGTGCATGACACTCGTCTATTAAAAATATCTTGTATTTGGTACCTATAGGAAATTGCTGAGCTTGCTGAACAATTTCTCTCATATCATCTACACCGCTATGAGATGCCGCATCGATTTCAATAATATTATCACTTGTACCATTTAATGATTTAGCTATTAAACGCCCGAGGGTAGTTTTTCCTGTACCTGCAGGACCTGTAAACAAAAAATTTCTATTGCTAAGCGCCCCAGATTCACACATCTTTTTAACGATTTCGACAATAATCGGCTGGCCAATTACTTGTGAGAAATCTGTTGGACGATAACGATTCGCGAGCGACATCTATTAAACCTCCATATTCTTCTTTCTAGCTTCGAATAATTTTCTAGCTTCAGATATTTTTCGTTTAGTTTCATCTGAATGATGATAAGTACCAACTTGTCTAGCATATTTAGCTATACGCTGGTCTTCTTTTGTAAGACCTTTATTCCATGTCGATTTACCTTTCTTCGCTTCACTAAGACGCTTTTTATGCTCTTCAGTAAATTTTCTGCCTTTATGTGAAGCACTAATTTTATCCTTATGTTCTTGTGTAAATGTTTTTCCTTTATTTCCACAAATACCTAAACGATTCATCTCCGCAAGTTTATCTTTCGTTTCTTGAGTATGAGGGTGAGTAGCTGCACAAGATTTACTGCAAAATCGACCTTCACCTATATAAGATGTTAATACTTTACCACATACCTCGCAAGTATGCCCTTCTGAAAGCCATTTATCAAGAAATTGTTTGCGCTCTTGATCTTTTAATAATCTGCGCTCTGCTTGTTTTGCAAAATATTCCGGAGATTTATAATATCGCTTTAAGCCCTCGCGCAGTTTAACCATATCAATATTTATATGGCCCAACCGTTTGCGAGTTACCCAAGATCTTTTAGCCTTCTCATGCAGCTGTTCTGCGGTTAGTGTAGCAAAATACCCGTGATCTCTTAATTTATTTTTTATAGCTTCTTTATCATCATCGGATAATCCTGAATAAGTATCTCCGCCATCCCCGCCTTTTGATATGTTATACATAATAAATCCGTGGTCTTTATAATATGCTATCCAATAAATCTCCCGTTCGTTTAATGTATTTGCGTCGTCACAATACTCCAATACTTTTACAGAAAAATTATCTGAGCCATATTTATTAAGAGCATTACGAAAATATCTACCGCTACCTTTGTAAGTAGAAGTAAATTCTCCTTCATGTTGACCTACATAAATTTTATTATTTATAAGATTAGTTGTTTTATAAACATACCCATACATATCATTACCACTCCTTACATTTATTATAATAACGACACCTAGAAGGAGAACACCAAGGATCGTTAGCGGGTAACTTAGAAGGAGCTAACCCGGATTCTATATGAGCTAATACATCTTTAAACATAGACCATATAGATTGCATATCGCCTGGAGTAATATTTACCTCGTAGCACTTAAATCCTCCGTATTGTCTATCCTGATAAAGTACTATAGCACTATCAATGTTTAATAATGTACAATAACATTTAATCTGATCAACGTGTTGAGGTTTAGGGCCTGTCAAAGAATTAAAGCTGGAATACTCTGAAGTCTTAATCTCCAAAAGCCTGATCTTATTTTCGTATCTTATAAGACCGTCCGGTGCAAATTTTATAGGTGGGTTATCTATTTGAATTAATGTTTCAGGACCAGATTTAGCATAAGTATAAGAATAAGGCCTATCGCAAGAATCCAAGAAGGTGCCGACATCTATCCAATCCTCTCCTAATAAATTAGATAAATTCTCTTGTATAACCCTATGGCAGGACGTGCCTACCTGAGCAGTAAAATTCAGTGTTCTATCTACCGAAGTTTCAGGCTCAGGAGGTACACCGCGTAATCTGAACCAGCTTAATCTGCGACATCTTATAGACGATGGAGCAAAAGTTCTAGAAGGCTGAGTAGCTTCTTGCTGTAAGATCTCAGAATCTAAAAAATCTTCATAAGCGTCTAAAAAATGACTACTGGTGGCTGAATTAAATCTAGCCAAATGTATTTCTTCTACTGATTTAAACATTTACTTACTAGCCAAGAGAGTGATAAGATTATCTGTCCAGAAAATACAACCGATTATTTGACCGTCACGCTCCATAGGTGCGATTTTTACATTATCATCATCAAAGTGAGATAATACATCTTTAAATTTATCCATATCAAACTGCACGGAGTAATTTACAGAACTATTTACATTTAACTTATATTCACAATCTAGAGCAGATAAAACAAGTTTACCGTCGGAGATAGAAAAATCTACATTTCTATCAAATGATCCCTGAGAAAGTAAAGAAATCTGACCTATAAACTTCGTAAGAGGTAAAACATCGATTGTCAAGAAGTTATCCGATTTGGTAAGCATACCCAAAATAATATTGGCATTATAACTGCCTACGGCTTCGTCATCCTCGTAAAAAGGCGTAAACTCCGTGGACATTGAATAACTATCTGTATTAATGTTTAGAATATAAGTCTTACCTATTCTAGAAATTGTAGAACCTTCCGGAATATTAGTAAAAAGGTTTACCAAAGAAACTGGAAGAAGACAAGTATTACCTAAGCTGCTCTGCTTAGAATAAGTAAACAAGCTTGTCTCGTAATCGCCTACAATTACATCTTTGTCAGCATTTACCCATACATTTTTATACACGGGGTGAGTTTTGGATTCAGATATAGCATAAAGCTGATGATCTTTAATAAATTTCCAAGATTCAGCATTTAGTGTAATAGTTTCATCTGCCATAAAGTTCTCGGCTGGCTCGCTAACCTGAACATCACGAACGTCTAAAATCTGGGGAAGTGTGAATTTACTTGTGCCGGAGATAATTCCTAAACTTCCAGTATCAAAATTAAATGTAATGACATCGCTGTCGATACTATCAATAAGGGATTTCAATGTAGAGCAATCAACTAAGATAGAAGCGGTTTCATCTGCATCTCCAGAACCGCCTTTAAGTACCATAGAAGTCTTTATTCCAGCGGCTTCTACATTAATTTTGAAGCTATTACGGGTGGCAGTTACTTGAGCAATATTACTTCTATAATACAGAGAAGAAATATTCTGCTTAATAATACCCAAATCTGTGACATTTCTGAGTGGTTTAGAATTCAACGTGAATTTCATGAAATAACCTCCAATTATTTTTACTGAAAATCATATACAACTTTGTTTTCGATATGATTTACAAAATTGTCTATACTTATATTATAACGATCAATGTAATCGAATACGCAGGCTTCAACCTCGTTAGACCATTTACCATTTACACCTAATGCAGCATCGCCTTCTGGTTTACTGCCATCATCATTTTTATATATGGGCAGAGTATACTCCATCTCGAATAAATGATACTGAATCCAAGAGATATTGCTTGGCGAGAGTGCTCCAAAGCCAGTAGATTCCGTAAGATTCTCAGGCTTTTCGTATTTACAAGGATATTCAAGACCATACCAACGTAGTGTCGTAGTAACATCACAACTAATAGTAAATGGGAAGAAACTTCCTGCTTCACTCATAAGTCTACTTAAAATCTTCTCTCCTTCTTCATAATTCTCCATTGGAACCTCTGCGATTAACTCATCGTGAACAGGGAGAAGAACTCTGCCACCTATACGCTGCCATTCTGGGTCATTAAATACTTTAAGTATCGCGATCTTTGTAAGCTCCGCCGCACTGCCTTGTACAATACTATTAACACAGCGTCTAGAAGCGTCTGTAATCTTTTTAGCATTTCTAGTTACCGAAATATGATCTTCTTCGTGCAATTGCTTAATACGTTTAAATATTTGCCCATTATATTTATAACTAGCAAATTCCTTCTCTAATTGTGTAACAATCCTATCTGGTAAACTATTTTTATTGTGTAAAGTAGTGGGATCTAAAGGGTCAATGTCGGGGTTAACATAACCCTTCTCAGCAGAGAATTCATACGGCTTTAATTGCATATCCGGAATGTGTCTACGCCTGCCCAAAATAGTTTCTACATATCCATACTTTTTAGCATCTCCTTGCGCTTTAATCATGAACGCTCTGAGGTTAGGGAAAGCATTAAGTACGGCGTCGTAGATCTTCTGAGCGGCCGTAGTTTTTTCATCATCCGTCATAGATTTATTAGTACCGAATAGCTGTTCGCCTATGGTTACAGTAGATCTGCCATAAAGAATCCCTAATACAATACTTTTAGCTTCAGATCTTCGCTGCTTACCTTCTGGCTGATTCTCTCCAGTAATAGGATTAAACTCCAAACACTCCTCATAAGGTTTATTAAATGATAAACCTGCTATAGTAGCATAAATATCTTTACCCTCCTGGAATGATTTAATCATCTTAGGGTCCTGAGATACAAATGCAGTTATCTTAGGCTCCTGTTGACTATAATCCGAGGACATTAAAACATATGGCGGTGTTTTATGTTTAATTTGATAAATACTCAAACTATATCACCTCCTGCATAGTAATTAAAGTATAAGGTGCAGTATTTGCTAACGAAACTATTTCGGCGAATATTTCTGACTTATCTTTAATAAGCTTTACTTTATCCCCTACCTTTAAATCTTTAACCTTGACATCTGCTCTATCTTCTAGATCTATTGTATCGTAATCAAATAGATTTATACTGATATTCGTATCTGAGATATCACAATTATCAATCTTCTCCATTGCAGGAGTAGCTCTAAATTGATGTCTTACATCTAAAGCGTGAGAAGGAATGTTCTGAACGTTAGGGTTCTCGCTCGACATACGTCCAGTATCTGCACCTATAGATTTAAATGTTGAATGAACTCGCCCATCTTTTCCAGCCGTACCTGGAAGCTTATCGATAAACGAACCTAAAAGAGTATTAACACTTCGTACTTTAAGGATTTGATTAGTTACGGGTAAATTCAAATCGTGCAAAATCTTCTTATCTGAGGATTCAACATTTAGCCCTAAAAACCGATTAAGTAGATATTTAACTTGAACAGGACTGGACTGATTAAAATCCGCACCCGTTTTAAACGGGGATTTAGTTATAGTTAAAGTATCTGCATTATCTATAATCTCTTGAACCATCACCGCCAATTTAGCAGCCTCATTACTTTCCACATTATGATATCTATCCTGCAGGGATTTACTAGTATCCGTATCTAGATAAATACCGTATCGATGCATTAAGGCGCATACTCTGATCATAGGGATTTCGATATTCCATATCAAATCCGCAATTTTCTCTAAATGATTTTTCTGGCATTTAATATGAGATTTTGTAACGTACGGTAACTGCCACTTAAATAACTCATATGTAATTTTAGCGTCGTTAGCTGCGTATAATTTAGCAACTTCAGGCTTACTATAAGGAAATGTCTTAGGACTAAAGAAATCCGAAAACTTCTTAAGATCTGCTTTGCCTTTTAATACATATTTAGTATACAACGGCTTCAATGCATTATTTTTCTCGTCTTCTTTAAGACACCGCCACGCTAAAATAACATCATAATAGCAGATATCGATCATATCGACATTGAAATCCTTATAAATAAAAGCCAAGTCAAAGTCTGCGTTAGCAAAAATCATTTTAGTTTTGGCTTTTACAAATAGTTGCAGTTCCTCCCCGACTTCCTCATAAGTCAACTGGTCTTTATAAAGCGTATCGAATACTGGGACCAAATGTTTACATGGAATATAGCATTCAACGCCACCAGGATAATACAGAGATGCACCTACAATGCTATCTCGTATTCTATCGAGACCTGTAGTTTCAGTATCTATTCCGCAATAACCGCTTTCAATTGCTTTCAAAATATATTCATGCAACTGCTGTTTAGTAGTTATAAGAATAGCAGGACTGTCCTTGAAATAATCAAGGACAGCTGCAGAAGATCTTTGAATTTCGTTCTGAAAGGACGATAGACTTTTAGATACTTTAACAGGTTTAAGAACTTCTTTAGATTTAGCTGCTACGGCATTAATCTCGTCAATTTGTGACTGACTAAATAGTCCCATAAACTCTGTCTCCTAAATTAGAATATCGGATCTGGCAGATCATCAACATTATCAGAAGTATTTATATCTTCTGATGTAGATGAAATATCTGGAGAAGACTCTGGAGTAGAAATAGATTCCAAATTAACTTCGGGTTCAACAGGGGCTGAATTAGTAATGTTAGCAGTAGATACATACGTATCGGGGATAGTAGAAACATAGCCGGCGCGAGGTGTAGGCGTATAATCTGGCATACCAGACGATGCGGAACCGTTAGACTGAAGCATATTAGCCAGCTCAAATGCAGATATATCCTTAACGATGTTGGAATAATAATCGGGGAATGTAGCATTAAACTTAGCAAGGATCTCGTTATAAGTACCTACCTTGTTATGACCGAGTGCTTCAATACTATATGTGGTATTGATATCATTAGGTTGACCGTGACGAGTAATCCGGAAAACGAATTCGCTGGGGTTAGGGAACCTATTAAATACATCACGCTCAAGCTGAGGTTCGAATTTCATAGATCTGTCAAAGAATTCGATAGAGTTCTTTGCTACATTATATACAGGGATAAAGAGCTTTGTCTGGACACGAATGCCCTTATTACATGCCGGGCAACCCTGCTCACAACAATGAACATAGCCGTTATACTCCGCAGACTTGATGTAGTGGACATTAGCTACCAGCATCTCCTTCATAGAACGATACAAAAATATTACGTCAGCATATTCTTCATCGTTGATAAGTCGAAATAGGTTCTTATACCTATTGTCATTGAATTCTTCTACTGATTTAAAAGCCATAATTAATTTCCTCCTATTAGCTTTTGATAAATTTAGATATGATTTGAATTCGGCTACAATACATTATAGCCGTTAATCACCAATACTATTGGTTAGTTCTTCTATGTATTTAAGAACTTAAGAGTAGTTGTTCCTCCTCTCCTATATAAATAGTATAACGATCCCGCATCCGAAAATACGGGATCGTAGTTTTGATTAGTAAGTACTAACGACTAAGGGCCTGATCTTATTAGGAGAAGTACTCCAAATAAGGGGAGAGCTTATCCTCCAGCTCCGTAAGAATTGTAGAATACTCTGACTTCGATACACTGACATCTGCCAGTCTATCATTATGAGAATTCCCCTTCCTGTTAGCTCTGAGGGAATCACCCGGGTTAATAAGATGGTTAACTACCTTCTCCGCCTTAGGTCCCATATCAGAGATAATAGACCAGATAGCCTCTTTAGCAAGAGTAGTCTCGTAAGGCTCATCGTATGATGGTACGAGATCCCAAAGATTGATAGTGGAATCACCATCTGCTCCTTCAACTTCGTTGCAGATCTCGCTATCATTTCTGAGCTTATTAGCCTTAGATCTGATCAAGCTATAAAATGCGCCCCAGGCTACGACGTAGAAGTAACCAGCTGTGAACCTCTTATAACCGTTAGGATCAGATGAAAGAATGTTGGAGTTCTTGAGAAGAACTGCCAGGATAGATGATACAGCATCTTCGGGAAGAACGTAAGGGGCATTAGCCTTAGTCCATGCTAATGTGATGGGAGAATAGAAGTTAACGAATAAAAGAGCCGCCTTGTCATCATCGGGAGCTGTGAGCCAAGTATCGAAAGATACCGGGAAGGAATATCCTACGAGATAGTCCTTAAACATCTTCTTGGTGGACTGGAAAGAGTAATAACTGATAGCCATGATAGAGCACCTCCATAAATTTTATTTTTGATCTGTTAGGCTTTTGATATGCTACCTAAGTTTATAGTATAATTATACACCAATAACTAGAAAATGTATATTACAAATATATTACAGCAAAAAATTAATCCCTGGCATTATAAAGAATATCAAATTCTTCTTTTGTACAATCATTTAGATCTTTACCAGCTGGCATATGAATAGTCCATATAATCGCATTAGAGCTTAAAGCGCGCTTTAATTTTGCGGCACCTCGTATTCCAGCATCATCTGGATCTAAACATAGAACATATTCCTGCGCACCTAGTCTTTTTAATTGTTCTATTTCATAAGAAGTTCCAGTACCCAGAAGAGCTACTGCATTATATCCATATTTTACAGCAGTCAGAGCATTAAAGCAACTTTCACATATAATTACTGATGTAGCTTTGGAAGGAAGTTCATATAATCCGTATAGGGACTTTTCTATCCCTTGGGGATAATTAAACATCTTCCCCTTTATAGACCTCCGACAGAGAAATAAAACATTACCATTAATGTCTTTTACTGGAAATGTGATTGACGGAACTGGCTTGACTTTCCCAGGTGGAATAAAATTAGCATCATATCCAATATCATATTTTTCGATAATCTCATCAGTCAGACCTCGTTCATACATATATGGGACAGTTAATCTATAAGATGCTAATTCTTCTTCTGTTACATATGAATTAGATTTTATCTTTACTTGAGTATTAATATAATCTATAGCATATTTAGCTTGAATGCTACCGAATAAACTCGGAGGTACTAGAAAATCAAAATCTACATCAGTATCATCGAAACCTTCTACATTTTCTTTTAGCCAATCAGTCCCGGATTTACTTATATTATGTGTCTCTAAAAGATATGTTATAGCGTCTGGCAAAGATTTTACAGTATTGCACGTAAAACAATGAAAAGTTCCGGCTTTAAAAGTTCTGGAATCCCGATGCTGATCGACTAATGATACTCCGCAGGATGCCTTTCTTTCTTCTCCACTAGAATGAAATGGACAATAGACTTGATACCAATCTCCAGATTGTTTATTTAATCGGAGTAAATGCATATCTTCTAATTTATGTAAAACCGATTCAACATCTACTGCCATGATTAGATAATACCTCCGTTAATTAGAATTCTATATCATCTTCACTATCACTCAAATCAATACCGGAGTTATCGGGTATATTAGAACTTGGAATTATAGATGAGGATTCTGGCATCGATATAACTGGATCGTTATCCCCTCCGCCAGGAAGATATTGCATATTACCTGTATTAACGTCCCAAGAATAACTTAGAACAGGATTTTCATTATTAGCCATACGAGTTTTCTCAAGTCTAATATCCAATACATGCTTATCAAATATCTGTCTAAGTGCAAATACCTGTGTAGCAATTCTAGCTGGGTGGTCAGATCCCTCAATATTGTATATATTCGGGAAAGGTACACCCTTCTCATCTTTAGATTCCCTCGTTTCTCTGTTAGCTTGTACACTAACAACTACTGCACAGCCATATTTCTTACTCAACTTAAATAATCCACGACATATATGCTGATATTTATCATAATCGGATTTTGACCTTTCATCATCTTCCATATAAGAAATACCGTCTATAATAAGTAATTTAATACCGTGTTTCTTAATGAATGGCTCTAAGTGTCTTACAGATACCCCATCTGGCATATCTTTATCCTCAATAATATATGCACTAGTATCATCCTGAGGTAAGTTCCTAATATAATCTATATATGCATCGCTGTACTGACCTCTATATAGATTACTATTCTGATAATGACCTCTCCATGTATCAAATCTAGTAGCCAGATATGCGGATTGCATTTCTGGAGAATAATAAGCTACAGGGAACCCAGCTTTTTGTGCAGCCTCCATCATTTTAGTACATACCCAAGATTTACCTGTATTAGTTCTAGCTACTAATAGAAGAAGTTCCTCTACTGTAGATAATCCCCCGTACATTAGCTTATCTATTTCGGGAAAACCTGTAGGAATTCTTGCTTGCTTACTATATTCAATAATCTTATCACTTCGTTCTTTAGACTCTTGGATAATATCCATAGGAGTAACATCAGTTAACTTAGCTGCGTTATCGCACTGATTAGATAAATACTCCCAGGCAACGGTTACATCACCAGATCCCAAGTCCTTAAGTTTATTGAAAGTTTCACGTAATAAAATTAGTTGCTTGTTCTTTTTAATCTCTCTAAATAAGAATTCAGGCGACTCATTAACATTTACTAATTCTATATTCGGGAATTGTGCTTGAAATGTAAAGACATCTGGAACATTGCCATAAGTATTTCTATGATCAAGAATAAATGAAATCTGATCTCGGAATACAGAATAATATGTCTCGTCAAAACTACATAAATCATTAACTAAAGCTTCATCTTCAGAAATTAGTATCTTTGATATGATCTGTAGTTCTATCGAAGTAGTCATCTTATAGCGGTCTCACTTAGTACTTTCTGCAGTTTAATAAAGAATTGTTCACCTCCAACCAATGAATTTATTGGCGGAGATACTATAATAGTAGTGTAGTCTGGCTTATCCCTGGCTTGTAAAAGGGATAACAAGGTTCTACATTGAAAGTCCTTAAAATTAATGTAGTCAATGTTGGATATTATAAGTAATTTAGCACTGTTTGACCATATCTGCTTATATTCCAATTCATCGGAATTAACTCTGCCGGACCAACTATTTTGTATAGAATCTAAGTACTGAGATAACTTGAGATTATATACTACCGTACTTAGTCTACTATGCTTCCAATATTTACATATTCCGCAATATGTTAAAAGTTCTGCAGCCGCATTAGTATTTTTATCTAATACTGTGACAAGTTTACCTTCAGATTCTAAAATAATCTTAGAATATTTAGCTATCTGTTCTGAAGAAGTATTAAACACCGAACTATTTAAGGATATCCCAGACTGTTCTAAAAGGTAATTAGCCTGAACGAGATCTGGGCACGATTGATCACAGATTTTATTTATACAATGACCAGTAAAGATACAATTATTCATAATCCTTTATCCTCTTCAATACTGGATTTCTAGATTGTTTATACGATATACGACTCCGTACACATTGTCTAGCAAGTTCTATAGGGTCATAACCAAGGTTTTGATACTCCGAGGCCGGCATAAACAAAGTTATAAACGATTCTAATGTTCCATAAAGAGGATATTTGAACTCCTTATGTTGAATATCTCTATCCATTAGATATTTACGCATTATATAGTCTTTAATAAACTCGGTATGCTTAGGGATCTTATCAGCAATACTTAATGTATCCCAAAGCTCCAAAGTATCTTTAAGTTCTCCGTCGATTTCCATATAAGAATAGAAACTTTCAAGTTTACCGTCCTGTAATCTGACAGCGTGATAAAAATGTGGATACTCAATTATATTTTTAAGTATCTGTTCTTCTGTATAGCCCTCGATAGGGGTTATAAATCCATATTTCGGGTCTATATTTAATGTTGCTTGTTCCACATATAAGATTGAAGCACGAGTCTTAATGAATTGCTTAGGATAAAGATTTAATAGATCTTTCTCTGACATCAAATCTAAATTTGTAGTTATAGATACATCGCGCTGACGTTTAGGTATTTCTGGCAATGTAGTATAAATTGTAAGCAAATCTGATCCGCACCTTTTTTGAATCCAAGGCTTATTAATATCGAATTGAGGAATTTCAGGTGCTTGAATATATAGATCTGTAGAAGGTGTAACACTTGGATCTACAAATTTATGATAATCCGGAAGATTCTTAGGTTCATTTTTAGTTGGTTTAGATGTAGCGGTAACCACTGGCTTAGATTCGACCGGAGGTATCGAGCTATCACTATCTACAATAGCTATATCCCACTCAATAGAATCTACAGTAAGATATATATCCGCTAAGGATGCTTCAATCTCATCGTCATCATAATTAGGAATATTAGTAAACGGATCACCAATAGTCCAATTTGACGGTAATGTTTCATCGGTGTATACAGCAAAGGTAATTATATTTAGTACCTTTACTACTTGTTGCTTATATTTCAAAGTCCCGTCATAATGATTAATGACATATGTTATAAGAGACGAATATATATTATTCAGTTGGCCCCTATAACACGGTCTAACCTGATAACTTTCAGATATACTTGTAAATCTAATCTTACGTGCGGGAGTATATAATCTACTCATTTGGCCACCCCCTCATCTACATTAGTAGGAGTAAGCCCTATCTGTTCGATATATTCACTCTGTTTAGAAAATCTAGTCTGAATAATGTGCTTAGAATCTGGGTTTATATTCTTCATCAAAGTAACAATATAGTTAGCATCGAGTTTAGCATCATTATCCATCGTAGTTAGATCAAAATAGCCCTTATCAATTAGTATGTCATATATAATCAACGCTTCTAAAGTTATGTCATTAGCATATAACTGCTTTTTCATAAGTGTTAATTCTTTTGGAACTACGTACTTATTAGAAAAATCTTCATTAGCAGATGTACACCAGGATTTGAACCAATTTACAAATTGTGTCTGCGTCCCATTAGCAAGAGACTTACCATACATTATAACAATGTACGCCGTCCATATCGGTAACTGTAAATTTTGATATGCCTTATGTCTTACAGTCATATATGCTACTCGAGTTGTATACCAGAAATAGATTAGATTTGCACATTCATTTACTTCTACATAATGTAAATCAGTATTATTAGCCGCTGTAAAGATATCGCCATATTGCTTAACTATAAGAGCATTAGTAGCATGAGAACTTTCAGTGTCCTTAGTACGCTTAGCTAATTGAGAATATGAATCCAATAACTCAGAAGTGCTTTGTAACTTCATTTGGATCTTCATGATCTCATCACTGTCTTCTTCGCTATTAGTTAATTCATCAAATTCAGTATCTGTAGACGATGATAATAACTCAGAAGTTAAAAATTTCAATATCTTGTTAATACACTCGAGTAATATATAAGCTAGATCGATGTAGCGCTTAATAGTTCGTCTATAAACTCTGGGTCTAGTTTCTAGTAGATCTTCTAAATGATTTTGAATCTTATTAGCGGCTACTTCTGAGGGTCTAATTCCATATGATTTTTCTGTTTTCAATAAATTCACCGCCTTTCAAATTAAATAACGATTAACTGCTACTAACTGTTGCGTATTTCTATTCTAAACAGTTAAAGCGGAAAATGACATATGAAATTAAAAAGTTTTTTAAATTGTAACTTATGACAGGAAATCTAAAATAATCTCAGAATTCCGGGAAATTAAATAATAAAAAGAAGAATTAATTTTAAAAATTTATATTATTTAGTATTTTAAAATATTATATAAGCTATATATTCTATATAGCTTATATAAATATAATATTATTTATTATTATTATTTTTAAAAATTTTAAAAAAATATATCTTCTTTTTATTTTTTAATTTACTTGGAAATCGTAAATAATCTCAGAATTCATATTTCGAGCAATTTTAGCGAATTTCGTATAAAAATCCCAGGTCTTTTAACATTCTTAGATTATTTTAGAATTCTAATTAGTATTCTTTTTCTTACTTGGAGTTATGTTAAAGATCTATTACAATATAGTTGAAAGTATAACTAAGGTTATTTTCTTCTGAGGTGATTAGTATATAATTATACTTGTCTGGGTCATTAACGGAGGTGAATCGTAAGCATGCAATATATATCTTCTATACCAACTAAACTAGATCAAGAATCTATGAGTAAGAGTGAATGGGTTAAACAAAGAACTTTAGAATTATATGAAATGTTACCAATGACATCATTAGAAGATAGAAAAGCATGTACTGAGATTCGCGATGAGATAATAACATTAAACTACCCATTTTTCTGCTACGTGGCCAAATTACTATACACGGATAACACTACGGCTACTTATGAGGATAAATTACAAACGGTGCTAACTAATTTCTGTGTTATGTGGCCGGAATATAGATTTCCTAAGATAAATAAATACGGAGAATATAAAGACTACAAAAATCTTTCATTCACCGTATTTTTTAGACCTAGATTAATTGAAACATCTAAACGAGAATTGAATGTTATTAAATACTCTCTCAGAAGATCAATTTGTATTAAAGCAGCTAATCAATTAGGTAAAAAATGGACTGAATTATCAAGAGACGATGTGGCTAAAGTAAAATTACCTCCAGAAGAAATGAAGATTCTAGAAAGAGTTTTTAATAACCAATATACAAAAGATATAGATATGCCGGAGAATTGTTCGGTAATGGTATCTCATCAGATGGATATAGATTCTATAGAAACGCTATATAATGAAAACTACAACTCCACCGTAGATTTAATAATTCATGAAATGATAGATCAAGAATCTAAACTATCCGATTCATATTTATTGAAGATGTCTAAAATTTATACAATTCCTTATGACGAACTAATAGAGGCTAGACCTATTGCGGAATCTAAGCTTAAAAAGCAATTAGAAGATTCTATGGCAATAAATGAAAGCTTTAAAGCGCATAATAATGATGTAAATGCGGATTCTGATGATATGGATGATGGATTCTAAGAAATGCCGATTCCATTACGAATCCTTACCGACAGTATTGTTAAAATAATCCTCCATAAATAAAGATTAGGCGAAAGCAACGAGATAGAGTCGTTAACTATACATAAATAAACAAAAAGTTAAGGAGGTTCATAATTATGAAAAAGTATATAAAAAATTCGGCTGGACATTCTCTCTACGAATTAGTAACTATTTTCCCGGGGTATGAAGATCTGTTTTTAGATAAGATTGAAAGATATTCTATAGATTCAATATCAGAAGGGGCTACACTTGCAAAAACTATTTTATCCTATTACTCGAATACCTATCACCCAGAAGTTTTTATACTTAAAAATAATAAAATGATTAAATGTATATCATTTAATGGAAAAGTATGGGAGCCGGAAACTTATTATACATATATTAAAGAAGAAGCTCCCGCCGCTAAAATAGCTAAAGAATTTGGATATACTGGACCATTTTCAGAGATGTG